TCGGCCGCTGAAGCGATAGAGGAGGGAGCGCGCCAGCCGGTCGTGGTACTGGAACCATCGCGCTGCACGTTGAGCGCCAGCGACCTCAACAAAGCCAGTTGAGTTGACCAAGTCTAAAAGCACAATTGTGAGCGACCGCTCTTTATATTGCTCTGACTCGTTCAACATACTCCACGCTCACTTGATGTTGCTCTAAATAACTCACGCCGCTTAAGTTTGGTTCCGACTCGGAAGCAAAAACAAAGACCCTCTTGATTCCAGCGTGATGGACGATCTTAGCACAACTCAAACAAGGCGCTCTTGTAACTGCAAGCCAAGCACCTCGAGTGGGCGCGCCTCGCCTCGCCGCGTTGACGATGGCGTTGGCCTCTGCGTGATGGCAGCCCGTTTCAGTCATCGAGCCAGAGATTATCTCTAAGAGGTTACGCCTACAGTGATCCTCGCCGCAGAGCTCGCCGCCTCCTCTGGGAGGGCCATTATAACCATCAGCAACCACCACCCAGCTAAAGGGCTCGAAGATCACAGCCCCTACTTGACCGCGTGGACACGTTGACATCTGGCCTAAGAGCTCAGCCTGCTGAAGCCTCAAGAGGATGTGTTTATTCATTGGTGAGCGCCGACATGCTGACCGGGTAACGTTCGAGGAGTTGCACCCGGATAGCTTCAGCCGCTAGGCGTGTCTCTAGTTGAGCATGTGGCGAAGTCCTTAGCTTGGTGAACTTCACCCAGTTGTGGAGATTGCCGGTCAGCCAGAAGGAGGTGTAGGTAGCCACCGGCAAAACTGAGCGAGCAGTTTCACGAGCTACGCCGCGCTTGATCAATTCGTTGTAGATGGCCAGCGCTGTGGAGGCTGCACCCTCGATGAGCTTCTGACAATAGACCGACTCTTGAACCTCGAGGTTAGAGGAACACTGGAGATTATCTACAGCCTGTTGCTTGATGCTGATGGGTTGATAAACGCTAATGTCCTTGGAGGTGTAGCGGCGGCTGACCTCATTGAAGCTGAACGTCCTATGTCTCATGATTTGGCGAGCGACAAAGAGCGGCACAGTCAACTCAAAGCTTGCAGTGATATGCTCAAAAGGAGAGGTGTGACCATTGGTGGCTAAGTACTTGATCAGCTTCTCATCCTTCTCGCTCACGTCCTCAGAGCGCCCTTGGTGGAGGTGAGCGAAGCTGACCCGCGCCGCGTGAGCTGGCGTTGCATCTTCTCCCATCGAGTCAATGAGGATCACCTCACCAATATCATCATCATAGATTTTCATTAAAAGCTCCTTCTTGCTTTAGCACCTCCAACCCTGACCTTCCGTGATCGTGGTGAGGCTCTGGGTTGATACTTGCGCCGGTCAACTGTGGAATCATCAGCCCATCGCCACATGATGCAGTCATACCTGAGCGCGTCAAGTGGGTCTTCGCGTCCATCCTTTTTTGGTTGCTCCTTGGTTCGCTCCCACTGATAAGAGAGCAGCGCCTTCCTGATTGAGTTGCCGGGTACTCTCTCGCCAGCGTCCCAGACTTCACGAGTGATGAGATACTGACGCCGCGTGAATGCTCGCTTGAGCTTCTGCACCCCGTTGAGAATATCCGTCCTGATTGGATCAGTGGTTGACCTCAGCGGTAGCCCTAAACCTTTGGGGGGAGCTGCTCGCATTGCTCGAAATGCTGAAGCGCCGGTTTGGTCGTTGCGAGCTTTGCCGGCTTTATCAGCGCAACCCTCATCAAGCCATATGCGAGGAGCTGGCGCCTGATCCTGAATCGAGCGAGGCCAAGCAATAGCGAGGATGAGCAAGGCGAGCTGCTCAATGGTGACCTCATTGGGGTTCAGCTCAGCGCAGATGACGTCAGCGTTTAGCCGCTCATCATGAGCGAGGATGAGCACTGATGGTTTCCTGAATCCCCAGTCAATGGCAATCCTCGCGCTCATCTCTGGGGAGTATGACCAGTCATCAATCACCATCGTCTCAGCGTCAAACTCTGAGTAAACCAAGCCGCTTGGAGGTCGCGGCTTATTCATCACCATGGCTTCACGCTCTTCTTTAGGCAGCAGCTCAGTAGCCTCAAACCACTCGTCAGAGAGATGAGCCTTGTTGACGTATGACGTGAAGAGCAAAGGGGAGAGGCCGGCAGTCTCAGCCATAGCACACCACCAAGCGTCAGCCACAGGAAGGCCAACAAGGATCATGATGGGCGATGGACCTGAGCGCAAACGACCCAGCGCTTTATGAGCTACCTCAGCGGTGAGCGTCTGACACTCATCAATGAGGCAACACCCAGAGGTGATATTCAAACCCTCAAGCGGGTTGTGGGTTGCGTCCCTTGTGCCGGGTCGGAAGTAGGAGCGACACCACACCGTTGAGCCTGTGGTTGGGTCTAGCCACTGCCTCAGAGAGTGGTTATAGGTCCAGCCCAATGGACCAAGCCACTTCTCCATCTCAGGCATCAACACAGAGTTGTATCTGGGGTTGGTGTCGGTCACCAATAAGCTGGAGCTCCCAGCGCGCCACTTGGAGATAAAGAGGATGCTGAATACTAGCGCTGAAGTCTTGCCAGCTCCCCAACCACATCGAGCCGCAATGATCCTATCTTGTCTTCTGATCCTCGCGATGAGGTCTTGCTGGAGTGGGTTGAGGCTTAGCTCTCTTGGTTCTCCCATAGCTTCAGCCCTTCTGAGGTGACGCGCCACACTGTGGTTGACTTGCGCCCATCTTTATCAGTGGTGTGCTTGTGAACAGTCGACCCAACCTCAGCGTTGATGATGTCCACTGTGGAGCGCTGCCAACCATGATCTTGACTCTCCTCTGCGACCTTGACCCAGTCACCCTCAATCTCATAGGTAGCGCTGAATAGGTGGTGAAGCATCGACCACTCTCTCATTAAACAAATCTGAACCATCACTTTGACCCCTTGCTGATCATCACCTCGAGTTCATCAAGCCGCTTATTGTAGATGTCGTGAAGCTCAGCGGCGAGCTCAGCGCCAGCGCCACCTTTATCAGCCCGAAGCTTTAACAGCCTCACAAGGTTGCGATCTTGAAACGCCCATCGAGCGAGAATAGGTGCCGCGTTAATCTTGGTGGTGTCATACGTCTTCATCATCACTTTCCTTTTCTAGTTGCTTGGTCCTCTCGTCAGTCTGGAGGATCATGGCCGCGACCATCGCCGCGCCGCCATCATTCACTTGGTTGTGATTGAGCTCGATCTCTTGACGCGCTCCCCATCGCTGTGGCCAGCGACGTTCAAGGATCCAAGCGTATGCCCTCCAGTCACCCATCTTATCTTCAGCGGCTGTCTTGAGCTGATGAAGCAATATGGGCTCAGCGAAGTTCATCGCGTGGTCGCTCAGCTCCTCCCACTCGGGGTCATTCTTGCGCCAGCGATAAAAGGTCATCTTGCTCACACCAGCCAAAGCGCAAGCCGCTTCAATCGTCATGCCTTCTCTGAGGTTGTTGAGCAGCTCCTCTTTCTTTTCAGGCTTGATCGTCATCTTGATTTATGTGCGCTTGCGCTTGCGCGTGCGCGTGCGCGTGTGCGTTGCGAGTAACATTTTCATTATATAGAGCCTCCTCAGCGTTGAGGACTTCTCTGATTCTCTCGAGCAAATCAACGCTCTGAGCGCTCAGCTCATTACCGTGTTCTCTGGCATCGAGCACGATGAGTTCTTCAAGGCGCGTCATCACGTCGCGCTCATAGCGGTCACTCATGACCATCCCCCTGGTACAGCATTCCACGTGTTTTGGTGTGGAGGGTCAGGTGGAAGGAGATGGTCACTCTTAGCGGCTAGGCTCTTCCAGTTGTGAACAACGACCTCCCATCTCCGTTGACCATCAACCTCATATGACTTCAGCTTGCCCTCAACATAGACCTTGTTCCCCTTCTTCAGTTCAGCAGCTCGAGGCGCTGACTTACCCCAAACCTTAATCGCGTGCCACTCGGTCTCCTCAATCCATTCCTCTCCTTGCTTGCGCCGCTCTGAGGTGGCCATTGAGAAAGCGCAATATGAAGCGCCGCCGGTCGTCTGTCTCATCTCGGCATCTTTGCCCAGATTCCCAATGAGGGTGATCTTGTTAATCATGTGGTGTCTCCAAGTGTCGCTCAACACGTTGAGCTAAATCGCCTTGATGCTTTCGTGAGTCGAAGTGGATCTTGATCAAAGCCCTGATGAGCGCTGAGCTTGTGCAGCCGAATTTCTTAGCCTCAGAGACCACAAAGCTGTGTTCACTGGGCGTCACCCTCAAGGCTATCGTCTGGCTCTTCTCACTCATGTGACCTCCAAGAAAAGAAAAGGCGAGGAGACAGCACCCCATTAACAAACCGTCTCCCCGCCAATCTCGGCCAACACTTATGTTAACCTCTTCAACGCTAAGTGTTATACATATGTATAACGATAAACGCAAGGAGCTAATATGAATGTGCTATTCACTGCTCATGAGGTCCCGATTGAGCTGGAGCTTGTTGACCCTAACCATGAGGTCACACTGATGACCTCTGACTTTGTTGAAGGATTCGGACAACTTAGAGTGAGCGTCACTGGATCAGTTGACGTTGAGCCTTGCTACAAATCCTATAGCTTTGAGCGCTCGATCTTCACGATTCACTCTGGCTCAATGCTCATCCATTATCGAGCGTCAATCACTGGACGAATCACGAGCGCTAAGGTTTACCACTCGCCAAAATGACAAAGAGTGAGACGTGGTATAAGAAGTTGAAAGGAGTAAACACATGAGAGCATTCGTATCAAAGCTAGGACGCTTCAACTACACAATCCATAACCTCATCGCACACCCCTTGATGGAGGTCTTACATCTCGTAGGCCTTACGGAGTGGGGCAATAAGATTCATGATGCTACTTTACCCCTTAGACATGATGAGGGTCACGCAGAGGAGTTGTCGCCACCTTCGAGTTGAAGAATGGGGTTGGGTCATACTCGACCGGTTTATACTCCCAAGGGTCACAAGGGAGTGATTGAGCTCTAGGGCCAAAATAAGAGGCACCGGCCCCCTGCCTTGGAGATGTCGAAACCATTAGGGAGCCACTGCCAATCACTTCACCATGAAGCCACGCCTTCTCACTCTCGGTTGTCAGGATCAAGAGAACGCCAATTAAGAGACTTGGATCTAGGGAGCGAGAAGGCGAGCAATCAATAGAGCACAAACTCATGACGCTGTCAAAGCCCCCACTCCTTTAAGCGCTCATCAGCGCTCTGTCTCCGGTCAGGTCCAGTCATCTGGATGGGAGATCCGAACATCGCTCGAAGCCTTGAGAGCGCTGCAACGTTGCGCCCAAAGACCTGAGCGAGCTGTTGAGGTTGGAGGTTTGAGGTCATCACCACTCCAAGCTTGCCACCACTCCACCGCTCATAGATCGAACCGAGAATCTCAGTGGTCTGGCTCACATACCAAGCGGTTTTATTCGCGTGACCTCCAAGCCCTCCCAGCTCATCGAGCAAGAGCAGGTCAGTGCTATCGAGCCAACCGCGTAAAGGATCGCGCCGCTTGTTGTCTCCGAAGCCTTCCTTGATTTGGTTCATGAGGTTGGTGTGGCTGATGTAGGTGACTCTGAGATCATTGAAGCACCCCCAACGCGCTAGGCAGTAAAGGAGAGAGGTTTTACCGTTGCCCGGTGGTCCCCAGAGATATGCAGAAGGGCAATGAGGGAGCCGCTGTGACTTGTTGAGGTGATTGAGCATTGAGGTGATGAGTTGCTCTTGATTGGCGTTATCCCAGATGTAGCGGCCAAGGTGCATGCCAACTGAGTCAGCAGGGAGCTCCAGCTTATTGAGGCGCTTCGCTCTCCTTCTGGGTAACTCGCAATAATGGCAGAGCTTCACGCAGTTGCGAGTCTCCTGCACTCTCAACCAACCATCATCACATCGACCGCATAACGGAACCTCTTTGACAGTGAGGCGCGGCGCCGCTTCGTCGATCCAGTCTAGCTCCTCGAGGTTAACGCTGTTGAGGTGTGAGTAGTCACCGAGTTGTTTAGCCTCTCTTGGACTGTGGAGTTGTCTCATTTGAAATTGGGCTTTGAGCTCTGTGAGCCTGTGGCTGATTTGGTCCCATTCTTGGGCGCTGCCAAGTCGCGTGAAGTCGCTCATTTGAATCCTCCTCTAACGAGTAGCTTCTCTCGTCTCTG